TTCAAAAATTAAGTAAAGAAAAAAGACATTATTTATCTAAACAGTTAAGTGACCTAGGTATAAACGATAAAGAGGCTATGACTTGGTATGAAAATTCATTAGTTAATGGAGTTTTTGATGAAGGCAGAGCGAGAGGAGCAAATAAATTTTCTGAATTAAAAGTTGGTCGTAATGACATGCGAAAAAGACAACTTGCTTTTTATGAGAATAGATTAACTAATGGAGCAAATAGATTTACAAAAGAAATTATTTTAAATCCTAGTGTTCAAGAAGCTAATAGACCTTTATGGTTTGGAAGTCCAGCAGGACAATTACTTATGCAGTTTGCTGGTTATCCTACTGTTTTTACCAATACTATTTTAAAAAGATTTGTTACAGATAGTAAAGATTATCCACTTCAAACAACTCCAAAAATTTTAGGAACTACTATGTTAATGACAGCAGTTGCTATGATGGGTAACTATATTAGAAGTGGTGGAAAAAACTGGGAACAACAAGAACCCGGTGAATTAGTATATGAAGGTATTAGACGTTGGGGAGGAGTAGGTTTTTGGGAATATGCAGATAGACTACAAACTAATGTAGATTTAGGAGGAGGTCAAGCTGCAAGTTTAATAAAATCATTTGCTGGTCCTTTAGGTCAAGATGCTATAGATATGTTAATTTATAGAAAAGGATTAGCTGAATTAGCTACTACAAACATACCAGCTTATTCTGCTTTACCTAAAGAAGTAAGAGATGCTTTAAAGAAAAGAGGTAGAGAAGCTGATAAAGTATTACTAGAGTTTTTAAAGTCTGAAGAGATGTCTAAGCTTCCGGGATTTAAAACAGGTGGTTTAGTTACTAATGTTCTTAATGTTCACTCAGAACCTGATGAAGTTAAAATGAGAGGTGTAGATGCCACTTATAATGAAGTAGCTGGAGTTGTATTAAGAGATGAAGAAGATAGACTGTTTGCTAATGGAGGTGGTTTAATAGAAAGATTTAAAGAATTTACTGATTTAACTGATGTTAATGCAAGAAGACAAGAACAATACTCTGCTGAAATAGTTAATAGATTAGTTGATGAAGGATTCTTACCTGAAGAACAAAGACAAAAATTAGGACCAGTAAGTAAAGGTGGTATTAGATATTTACAAGGTGGAAAAACACCTGCTGTCAATGATGTTGTGCATCAATTATTTGCATCTGAAGTTGCAGGTTCTGAACCACTTAAACAAGGATTACAAAGAGCATTTTTATTTGGAAGAGAAAAATATCAAGCATTAGAAAAACCAGAAGACTCAGCAATAGATGAATTAAATAATCAAATTGGATATAGTATATATAAGGAAGCTAAAGGAGATAAAGACAAAATTATAGAGTTAATAGAACAAAGAGCTATAGAAAAATATAAGGTAGATTAATATGAATATAGAACAATGTAAAGCTGAAATAAAAAGACACGAAGGTGAAGTGTTAAAAATATACGAAGATAGTTTAGGCTATAAAACTTTAGGGATTGGACATCTTTGCCAACCTGAAGACCCCGAGTATGCTTGGGAAGTAGGAACTAAAGTATCTCAAGAAGTTGTTGATATGTATTATGAACAAGACTTTGAAAAACATTATCAAGAAACTATACATGTCTTTGGTAGCGAGGAAGACTTTGAAAACTTACCAGAACCTATACAAAGAGTGTTAGTTAATATGTGTTTTAATTTAGGTGGTACTAGATTATCTAAATTTAGAAATATGTTAAAGGCTTGTAGAGAACATAACTGGGATGAGATGGCTAGACAAATGGAAGATAGTCGTTGGTTTGGACAAGTAGGTAGAAGAAGTATTGAATTACAAAAGATAGTATTAGAATGCTGCTCTACCTAGAAACAGATTTAGATAATGCGTATAGGTTAGATTGTAAAGCTAGAACTAAAGCAAATCAACCTTGGATATTAAGAGAACAATTTAGAAGTTTATATGAAGATTTAATTAATCTACATTTAACTAAAGCAGAACAGGAGAATATATTAGTAGATGATGTACCTGAATGGGTGCTTAATTCTATTGATGCAATGTTAGAGGCAACCTTAACTTTAGAGAGAGAATAATATGAAAAATATGTTAAAAAATATAGTAGGAACAATAGCTCCAACATTAGGTACTGCCCTTGGTGGTCCTATGGGTGGCATGGCAGCTAATATGATAGCTGATGTTTTAGGAGTTCCTAATACACCAAAGGCTATAGAGAAAGCTGTAGCTGAAGCAACTCCGGAACAGATGTTAGAACTTAAAAAAGCTGAACAAGCTTTTGAAGTTCAAATGAAAGAGCTTGAAGTAGATGTATTTAAACTAGAAGTTGCTGATGGTCAAGATGCTAGAAGTAGATTTAGTAAGGACTGGACAGCCCGTATTATGGGTGTAGCTGTTGTTGGTGGATTTATGGGATATATATTTTTAGTAACCCTTCAACCACCAGAACAAAACAGCGAAGCTTTAATTAATTTAGTATTAGGTTATCTTGGTGGTTTAGCTAGTGCTGTTATATCTTTTTATTTTGGAGCTTCCAACACTACTAAAGACTAATGGAATCGGCAGTATCATTAATAAGTGAAGTAGGCTTTCCTATAGCAGCAGCTTTAGGTTTAGGTTTATTTATATGGAAACTTATCAATAGAATTATTGATGGTATGGAAACTAAACTAGATACTTTAGATGATAAAGTAAAAACATCTTTAGATACTATGGAAGAAAGAGTATCTACAAAACTTGATAGTCAATATGGAATTATTGTAAGTTTAATTGATAGAGTAAGAGCAATGGATAATCAATCAATTAGACAAGATGTATTATTAAAAACTTTACTAGGTGTACCAAATTTAGTAGACATAGATAAAATAGCAAAGGCAGATAGAGATGACCAACGAAAAGATTGATAATATTTGTTACGGATGTATGGCATTCTGGACTGGGTTAGTTATGTTTATTTCAATAAATAATTTATTAGCAGATGAAATGGTACATCAATTTAAAAACCCTAGCTTTAGTGGTGTGGGTACATCTGCACATTATCTTACTATAGAGAACCAAGAGTTTAATAGAAAGATGAGTATCAAAGAAGAACTTAAAGCTTTACAAGAACAAATAGAAAGAGATAAAGAGAATACAACACTTGCAAGATTTATAAGAAACTTAGAGTCTAGAATATATGCACAGCTATCAAGACAATTAGTAGAAAACTTGTTTGGAGAAACTCCTTCAGATAGTGGGATATTAGAATTAGAAGGCAATACTATTGAGTATAGTGTTGTGGATGGAATAATAACTTTAACAATAACGGATTCAGATGGAAATACAACGACTATTTCTTTGCCTATTGGTAGTTTTACCTTTTAGTGGTTGTGCAATTTTAAATCATAATAACGATTTAGCTTTAACAAGAGATACACAACCTGCTAATATTTTAAATTTACAATCAGAAGAATTGTATAATTTACCTGCTGCAGAACAGAAACCAGTTATAGCAGTATATCAAAATAGTTTTCAAGATTTAACAGGGCAACGAAAAAGTAACAGTAGCTTTGCTTTGTTTAGTACAGCAGTTACACAAGCTCCTGAAGCCTTACTTATCAGAGCTTTAAAACATGCAGCTAACGGAGAATTTTTTAGAGTTGTTGAAAGAGTAGGATTAGAAAATCTTACTAAAGAAAGACAACTCATTCGGTCAACCAGAGAAAACTTTGAAGAAGAATTAAAGCTTCAACCTTTATTATTTGCTGGTCTTATAATACAAGGTGGAGTTATTAGTTACGATACCAACATTGAATCTGGTGGTATTGGTGCTAGGTATCTAGGAATAGGTAATAGTAAACAGTACCGAGAAGATGTAGTAACTATATCATTACGATTAGTTTCTGTATCAACAGGTGAAATATTAATAGAAACTACAGTATCTAAAAATATTTTATCTACAAGTGTTTCTCAAGATATTTTTCGTTTTATTGAAGCTGGTACTGAACTGGTAGAAATAGAAGGAGGAGTTGCTGAGAACGAGGTGGGTTCTATAGCTTTGCAAAAGGCAATAGAAGCTGGAGTATTTAACTTAATAGAAATAGGAATAAATAGAGGGTATTGGGAATATGAAAAAATTAAAATTGATGAGCCTAGTTGTGATGTTGACTGCGTTGACAGCATACGGGGCTGATAATGAAATATATATTGACCAATCAGGTGCTACTGCTAATATAGATTTAGAACAACTTGGTTCTGGAAATATAATGGGTGGATTAAATTCTGTTGCTGGAACTTTAACTGCTTTAGATTTAGATGGATTAAATTTAACTTTAGACATTAATCAAATCGGAGATAATAATAAGTTTCTTGGTGATATTACAGGTGATTCTGTAACAGGATTTTTTGAATTTGATGGAGATAGTAATACATTTACTATTCAAGCAGACCCAACTAATACTTATGGTATTGATAATTCAAACTTTAATGTTGATACTACAGGTAGCAGTAATACTTTTACATTAGATGTAGGTACAAGTGCTATGGCTAGTAATACAGATTTAGATTGGATTATAAATGGCGATAGTAATACACTAGACTTTGATATAAATTATGATAGTGGTACTTCTTATGTTGATGTTGATGGAGATAGTAACAATGTTACTTTTACAGGGAGTGGTTATGCTGGTGGTTATTTTTATTTAGACCAGACTGGAAACTCTAGAACTTTTAACATACAACAACTTAGTACATTAGACAATGATTGGCTCAAGATACTTTCTACTGGTAATTCTGGTACTGTCTGTGTTATCCAAAACGATGGTGGCACAACAGTCGGATGCTAGTATAGGAAGCGTAACAGAACTTAAAGGTAATGGCAGAATTGTAAGGGATATACCTTATAACGCTGCCTTATCTTTTGATATAGAAAGTTATGATAATGTAGAAACTTCTAATGGAAGAATAGGCATAACATTTCTTAATGACAGTCAAGTAAGATTAACAGAACATTCACAATTAGTTATAGATGAATTTATCTATGACCCTGACCCATCTAAATCTAAGATGGCTCTACAATTTGCTAGTGGAACTGCAAGGTTTATTACTGGCAAGTTAAATAATATAAACAAAGAGAACATAGCTATCTCAACTCCGAGTGCTAATGTTTCAATTCGTGGTACAGATTTCACAATCACAGTAAATGAGATTGGAGAATCTTTAATTATATTATTACCAAAAGATGATGGTACTCCTAGTGGAGAGATATTAGTAGCAACGGCTATGGGAGAAGTAGTACTTAATAAACCCTATCAAGCTACTACAGTTTCTATGTTTGAAACAGAACCTACTAAACCGGTTATATTAGATTTAACTTTAGAGTTAATTGATAATATGTTAATAGTTAATCCACCACAGGAAAGTATAGATGTACAGGGAGAAGCTGGAAGTAATAATGTTAATGTTCTTGATGTTGATTTCCTTGAGTTTGATGATTTAGAAGTAGATTATTTAGCAGAAGATGAATTAGAATTTACAGAACTAGATATTAATTATTTAGATGTAAATTTTTTAGAAGACTTGTTAGATATTATACAAGATGTAAATGAGTTAGACCAAACAGAAACAATTTTAAAAACTAGCTTAGATTTAAAAGGAACTACAATGGGGTTTGATTCAGACACCCAGATAAATACTTTTGCGACTGATAATATTATAACATTTTTAAAATCATTAGAAGATACAGTAAGATTAGATTTAGATAAGAGTGGTTCTTATACTGTTATCTTAATTCAGAATGGAAAGAGTACACAAATTGTAGTTAATGGTGGTGGTTCTTCTACAATAAAAATTACACAAGGAGATTAATATGAAGTGGGCTAGTTTATTATTAGGATTATTAGCATTACCTTTACTATTTAATTTTACACCTTTAGAAGTTATGAGGTTAAAAACCTTTGATACTTTTGTACACACTCCAGAACCATCAGGCAACTTTGTAATCTTAAATATTACAGAAGAAGATGTACAGAAAAGAGGTGGCTATCCTTTTCCTCGTGATGATTTAGCAGCTATACACATAGACTTATTAAATGAGGGAGCTTTAGGAGTTGGTTATGTAATTTTATTTCCACAAAAAGATAGGTTTGGTGGTGATGAATTATTTAAAACTGTATTAAGTTTTGCTCCTAGTGTATTGGCTATGCCTGAATTTGATAACGGAGAATATCCTAAAACACATGGTACTGTTATACTTGGACCAGATATAGATTTACCTAAAGCTAAAGGATTTCTACAAAATCTTCCAGAGTTTCAAAAAGTTTCAGCTCAAGGTGCAGTCACAGCACCAGTAGATGTTGATAATTTAATAAGAAGAATACCACTAATACAACAAACTCCTGATGGCTGGGTTGCTGCCTTTGGTACTGAAGTATTAAAAACTTTAGTAGGCTCTAATACTTATCAAATAAAAACAAATAATAATGGGATAGAACAAATAAGAGTAAGAGGTTTAAATCCAATATCAACAGATAGTCTTGGGCGTAAATGGATTTCATGGGTTGATACACCACAAACAACACTAGAAGAAATGAAAGTTGCAAATAAGTTTGTATTCGTAGGTGTTACTGCAGAGGGTGTTATGCCTCAATTAGCTACACCTAATGGGCTATTAGAACCTCACAAGATACAGGCTGCCCTTGCAGAAAGTATTTTGATTGACTCTCCGTTCATCCCTGATTATAGATTATTCCTTGAACTACTTATATTAGGTATATCAGGAATGCTTATAGCTTTTGTAATAAATTCTTATGGTATAACTTTAGGAATGATATTAGCAGGAGCTTCAGTAGCTTCAGTAGGTTCGCTTGGTTATTACTTTATATCTATTGGGTATTTAATAGATGTTACATGGAGTATGACATGTATGACACTTATTGCTCTACAACAATTCTATTTAAACTTTAGAACTCAATATAAATTAAGACAACAAATCAAGAAACAGTTTGGTACTTATCTTTCTCCTGATATGGTTGCTATGTTGCAAAAGAATCCAGAGCTTTTAAAGCTAGGTGGAGAAAGAAAAGAAATGACATTCTTGTTTACTGACATCATGGGCTTTACTCCTGTATCAGAAGTATTTAAAAACAATGATGACCCTGAAGGTTTAGTAGAATTAATTAATACTTATCTTGATAAGATGACAAAGATTATACTAGCTAATGGTGGAACTATTGACAAGTATATGGGTGATTGTATCATGGCATTTTGGAATGCTCCTCTTCCTTGTGAGAATCATGCAGAGTTAGCTATTAAATCTGCAATAGAAATAGAAGAAGCAACCTTAGAACTTAATAAACAATTTAAAGAACAAGGATTAGACTTACCACCTATCAATGTAGGAACTGGTGTCAACTCCGGAACTTGTATTGTTGGTAACATGGGTAGTGAAACTAGGTTTGATTACTCTGTTGTTGGTGATGCTGTAAACTTATCAGCTAGATTAGAAGCTACTGCCGGTAGAAATGATTATAAACAATGGAAGATAATTATATCTGAGTATACTAAAGACTTAGCAGGTGATTGCTTTGATTATGAAAAGATAGATAGTATATTAGTAAAAGGTAAATCAGAACCAATAACAATTTATTTTCCTAAACCCTTGACAAATTTAAAATAGTCACTATAATATAAGAAGAGTGTGCGAAAGGTCGGCACTCATAAACTTGCTTTATA